TCAGCTCAATCTCTGGAGATTATATCAACCTCTACTGCGAGATTATTAACTTCCTGCCAGCTACAGATGATGCTCGCATCTATGTGCGCCCTAATAACAACAGCTCTGCTAACACTTATTACAACGCACAAATTGGTACAGCAGATGGCAATTACGCTTTCAACGATACAACATTTACCTTGTCTTTAGGTAACGACAACAGCACAGCAACTAACTTCACCGCGTTTAATCTCTATAACTACACAGACACAACTACTTGGAAAATGCTTTCTAGCCTTTCTATGCTTAATAATGCAACTAACCCAACAACCACAGTTGCCTATCGTTCACTTATTGGCTTCATGGCCACCACTAGCGCAATTACTTCACTTACCTTCCACCTAAGCACAGGCAACTTCACTTCAGGCACAGTTCTACTTTACGGAGTCAAATAATGAGCAGACCATTTACCCGCATCCATGACATTGCAACTAACGAGGTAATAGATCGTGAGATGACAGTCAAAGAGTTCGAGGAATACTCAAAGGCTCAAGAGCTACAGGCGAGCATTGACAATGCTGCTATCGCTAAGAAAGAAGCTGTCCTTGCCAAACTCGGCTTAACTGCTGACGAAGTAGCTTCTCTATTGGCATGATTCCAAAGTTATGCAAAGCGGGTCAGCAATTAAGGTTGCAGGTCGATGATAGTTACCCAGACCGCGATAGAACCTCGGACGGCTGGATTGGCGATGTACGTCATTCGGCACGTCCTTCTGACCACAATCCTGATGCAGAAGGTATCGTCCGAGCCATTGACATTGACAGGGATTTATCTGGCAAGGCAAAGCCAGACCTCATGCCTGACCTTGCAGATCAGATTCGACTCTTTGCAAAACGTGATAAATCAAAACGCATCTCGTATGTCATCTTCGCAGGTCGGATTGCATCGCCTCGCATGGGCTGGCGCTGGCGCAAGTATTCTGGAATCAACCCGCATAATTCTCATCTGCATTGTTCTTTCACTAAAAAGGGCGATTCAGATGATTCGTTCTTTAATATCCCAATGATAGGCGGCACAGCATGAACATGAAAAATCCAGCAATCCTTACAGCAGGTGCTTTCCTAGCAGCGTGGGGTGCATCTAACTTTGCACTTGATTATCGCTCTGTCCTTTGGGCTGTCCTAGCGGGCGTATTCGGATACGCAACACCTAAGAAATGAGCGCGGCAGACCTTGCAGCTTGGGCTGTAGGAATCGTTACAGTCCTTGGCGGCTTGGCTGCTTATACGCAGTTCATGATTAAACATTACCTAGCAGAGTTAAAGCCTAACGGCGGCTCATCTATCAAGGATCAGGTCTCTCGCCTTGAAGCGCGTGTCGATACCATAATTGAGTTGTTAGGTAAGTAACACTTTACCTATGGCTAAGAAAAAGGTCATAGACCTAGACACTTATAACGCGCTAGATGCGTGGGCTATCAGTCTGCATGAGATGTACTCAAGTCTGCGCAGAGCAGGGTTTGGCGTTGATATTGCTTTGGGAATCATTATGGAACGTGATGCTTATCCTGATTGGATACTTCCAGCTTTGCCTAATCGAATAGACAATATCCCCTACGAAGATGAGGATGACGATTAAGCGAATCGTAATACTGTCAGACCTGCAAGTGCCTTTCGAGGACGTGCATGTCACACGCAACATCGCTAAGTTCTTACAAACCTTCAAGCCTGACCAGACTGTTACTATTGGTGATGAGATTGACTTCCAAACCATAAGCAAGTGGTCAGAAGGTACGCCCCAAGCCTATGAGCAAAGCCTTGGAGATGATCGTGACCGATGCGTAGAGCTTCTCTGGGAACTAGGGGTCACAGACTGCATTAGGTCTAACCACACAGACCGCCTCTACAACATTATCATGAAGAAGATTCCATCATTCCTATCCTTGCCAGAGCTTCGCTTTGAGAAGTTCATGAAGTTCGATGAGCTTGGCATAACCTTCCACAAAAACCCAATGGCTCTTGCACCTAACTGGATAGCAGTCCATGGAGATAACACACCAATTAAGCAGCTAGGGGGCTTATCAGCCCTTGAGGCGGCTCGTAGGCATGGGAAGAACGTCATCTCTGGTCATACCCATAGAGCAGGGCGTAGCGCCTTCACAGAAGCCTCTGGAGGGCGTTTAGGGCGTGTTCTGCATGGAGTTGAGGTAGGTAACCTCATGGACTTCAGACAAGCCTCATACACCAAGGGAACGGCGAATTGGCAACAAGCCTTTGCCATCATGTATGTCAAGGGTTCTAACGTCCAAGTAGACATAATTAACATAGAAAAGAACGGCACGTTCATCGTGCAGGGCAAGGTCTATGGACGGGTTCGCTAGTCCAGTCTTTGAGGATGAAGATCCGTCTCAAATCGTTATCATTTCGTTATCAAAACATGGGGCTTGTCGTATCCATTTGATGTAATACTTCTGGGGTGGACGAAATACGTTACACAGAAGGGCTCGAAATGAATGTAGATCATGCACTTATAGGGATGGGTTGCTTAGGCTTAGCCTTTGGCTTCCTACTTGGCTACGCCAAAGGACATGAACATGGCAAGATTCAGGGCAAGATAAATGCCCGCCGTTTAATCAAGGCACAGACACAACATCAGGTTAGCCGATGAACGCTCGTGACTACCTCAACGAAGCGAGAGCTACTATCCAAGACCGAGGACTTGATTACGGACACCCTAGCGACAATATGCAAAGGACAGCCGCACTCTGGGCTTCATACCTCGAAATGCCCATTACTGATTATCAGGTGGCGATGTGTATGGCATTGGTCAAAATCGCAAGAAGCATGGAAACTGCAAAGCCAGACACTTACATCGACCTTGCGGCGTACGTTGCCATAGCAGGGCAACTACATACAGAGGAGAATGAACTCTATGTTTAACCTAGAAGATTACGAAGATGTAGCAACCCTCAATCGCTGGTTTATTGAAAACTATCCGATGGGTCGCTCTAACCTAGTAACAGAATTTCATGATCCTGTGAATGGATATATTCGAGTCAGAGCTGAAATCTACCGAGACAGCGCAGACGCTATGCCAGCAGTATCGAATATAGCCTTTGGTGCTAGAGACTTGTTTAATCGCAATATGGCTCGCTATTACTGCGAAGATACAGCCACGTCAGCTTTAGGCAGGGCGATTATTCTGCTAAAAGGCTCAAGCAAGACCGCTACGAGGGAAAGCATGGAAGAAGTAGCCAAGACACAGAATGTCGTGGCAGAGGTAAAGGCTAAGATGGCTCAAACCTCAAAGGAGTATGTTCCAGTAGCAAAGGAAGATGATCCATGGACAATACGAGAGACAGCACCAGTTCAGACTATGGAAGCAGCAGTCGAGACAGTCAAGGCTGTCCTTGGTGGCACGCAACCAGACGAGAGCTGTATCCATGGTGCGCGTGTATGGAAGACAGGAACTTCTAAGGCTGGTAAGCAATACGGCATGTGGAGATGTCCAGAATCCAGCACTAGAGATATGCCTGGGGGTCAAGTGCCTTGTGATCCAATCTGGTACGAGATAAAGCCAGATGGCACTTGGGGTAAGCAGGTAAAACGTGGGTAAATTATACTTCCGTAACCAAGATGATGAATGGGAGCAATTCCCTACAGATGAGCAGTTACAAGCTGCACAAGCAGCAGCTCATGATCTACAGAAACTAGGCTTTGCCATTATCTGCCAGTTATGTAATACCCCACCAACGATTCAACAGATTAAACAAAGGGCATTACAGCACGAGTGGAAGTGTGACAAGTGCGGAACAATTAACTCTGCTGGACGTGCATGACACGACACAGAAAAGACCGAGGTCTGCGTACCGAGCGAGTGGTTGCAGCCTATCTCTCGACTTGGTGGAGAAGCGCAGGTGTAGGTCGTGGGGCTGGAAAAGATATAACCAACGTCCCGTTCGATGTTGAGGTTAAGGCTAGGTCGGCGTTCCAGCCCCTAGAGTGGTTGCGCCAAGCCACCAAGAGAGCGGATGGCAAAGAGCTTCCGTTTGTGGTGTGTCGTATGAATGGACAGGGCGAAGATGCTTCCGAGTATCTTGCTTTCATGCGGTTTGGTGACTTGGTGCAATTACTCTTACCAATCTACGGAGATATACAGAAAGATTCGGTAGAATTAGAGCCTGAAAGATGCGCATCGTGCGGATCGTGGAAGTTGGTTGATGTGCCATGCAGGACGTGTAAGTAATGCCTATATACGAGTTCCAATGCGATAACGACCTTTGCGAAGCTGATGCTCGCATAGAGAAAGAACTGTCCATATCCAAGGTTCAAGACGGCATTGAATGTCCGTTCTGTAATGAACTTATGAGAAAGGTGTATTCAAGTGTTCCAGTCCATTTCAGAGGTTCAGGGTTCTATTCAACAGATAAATAGGGCGTACATGCCAGTTAGTCTCACAGACGATTGGGCTACGCCTAGAGCGTTTTATGACAAGCTGAATGAGGTGCATAATTTCGACCTTGATGTAGCAGCTTCTAGCACTAATCATTTATGCGATGAATGGTTTGGCTTAGACCATCTAGATGAAAGCCGTAGGGATGGGCTCAAAGCTGATTGGTATGGTCATGTCTGGTGTAACCCGCCTTATGGCAGGGGAATCAAAGATTGGGTGCTGAAGGCATCACAGCATGGTGATTTAGTTGTAATGCTATTGCCAGCTAGAACAGACACTAAATGGTTTCATGATCTAGTTCTGCCTAATGCAGAAGTTACATTTGTGCGTGGGCGCATTAAGTTTGGAGCAGGAAAAGCTCCTGCCCCATTTCCATCTATGATAGTGAGGTTTCAATGAAAGTCCTCAATCTGTATGCAGGTATCGGGGGAAATCGTAAGTTATGGTCTGATGAGCATAAGGTAACTGCTGTGGAGTATGATCCAGCAATAGCAGCTATCTATGCAGACCTATATCCTCAAGACACGCTTATCGTGGGTGATGCTCATGAGTATCTAGCCCAGCACTTTAACGAGTTTGACTTTATCTGGTCGAGCCCGCCATGCCAGAGCCATAGTAGCTTTAGGCAGAACATAGGGGTTAGATACAGGGGCGTTGAGCCTGTCTATCCAGACATGAAGCTCTATCAGGAGATTCTATTCCTGCAAGCGAACGCTCATTGTGGCTGGGTTGTGGAGAATGTTAAACCATATTATGAGCCTTTAATAAAGCCTACAAAGGATATGCAAAGGCACTACTTCTGGGCTAATTATGACATTTCAGATGCAGACTTTGAGAAAGATAAGATTCGCTCTGCTCAAATACCACAACTATCAGAGCTGCATGGGTTTGATCTAACCCAATATAAATTGGCTAATAAACGCCAAGTATTGCGTAATTGTGTACTACCTAAATTGGGATTACATGTATTTAATAGTTATACACAACCTGTGGGACACGCCGTCCTAAAAGTCATTTAACGCGGGAGTTATCCACATGCTTGACAGATATGGTACGCTACAGGCTAGAGCCCTTAAGGGGGCTCACCCCGAGCCGCTGAAGCGGATCGCTCGGGGGGTAGCCGCAGCTATTGGGATAGCTCTGTCTATGCAGAGTACTGCAGTAGGACAAGGCTCAATAGATCGTTATTACGATTTACATTCATTAGCTGATTATCAACTTACAGATAAGCAATATAAGTGTCATA